CAACGTCAAATCGTGCTATACCGCATAATTTAGGTGTCCAACCTGAACTAACGATTGTTAAGGCAAGAAGCGCCGTAGACAACTGGTTTGTAACAAAACCTGAATGGGTGCCTTCAGCGCAAGGACTTAGACTAAATTCTACGTCTGCCCTCGGCTCTGGATATGGCTGGATCACTGGGGTCAGTGACCCAACGGATACTAACTTTTATGTATCAAGCAACAGTGCGGCTAACGGCTCTGGCATCACCTATATTATGTATCATTTCGCCACACTTGCAGGCGTGAGCAAGGTCGGCAGCTATACGGGCAACGGCACCAATCAGACGATTGACTGCGGCTTTACAACTGGCGCAAGGTTCATTCTTATCAAGCGCACCAATAGCACAGGCGATTGGTATGTCTGGGATACGACACGTGGTATTGTTGCTGGCAATGATCCACATTTGTCGCTGAACACTACGGCTGTTGAAGTAACCACTGACGATACGATTGACCCTGACAGCAGCGGCTTTATCGTAAACCAAGTGTCGGCTACGAATGTGAACGTATCGTCTGCTAGCTACATCTTCTTGGCTATTGCCTAACCCACAGCACACATAGGAGAACACAACATGTATGCTAAACTAAAAGACGGGAACATCTCACAATTCCCCTACACCATTGGGCAACTCCGCAAGGACAACCCCAATGTATCCTTCCCTAAGAATATCACCACAGGTGTCCTGCAGAAGTATGGTGTTGTTGGTGTAGTAGAAGGGCCTAAACCTAACCCCGGTCCTTACCAGACTGTAGCACGGGATGCTCTTCCTACCCGCCCTGTCGTAGGTCAGTATACAGAAGAAACTGCACCTGTACCTGAGATGATTGGTGAGGACATCATTGCTAATTACTGGATGATTGGTTACCATGTCGTGGATATGTTTGCTGACACTACGGCAGAAGATGGCACCATCACCACGAAGGCTGAGCATGAGGCTACATACCAAGCAACTCTAGATGCTAAAGCTGCTGAGGGTGTACGAGCAAAACGTAATTCTTTAATAGCTGAAACAGACTACTTAGCCTTGACTGATAACACATTAGATGATACAACTATAGCTTACAGACAAGCCCTCCGTGACATTACTAGCCATGTTAACTTCCCGTATCTTAACGAGGAAGACTGGCCCGTTAAGCCCGTATAATAAGGAAGATTACAGATGGCAGATATTACAACACGTGATGCTGGTCGAGCAGGCACTGTTTACGATGTAGGTGGTAAGACTTACTATACTGAAAGAGAAGCTCAGAGGGCTGCAGCTGCTATAGATAATGCGCAAGCACAGCAGCAGTCTCAAACGACATCTTCTGCAGATGCTGGTGCAGTTGACAAGGTTACGATTACACAGTTTGCGGATGGTAAGGTTGGTATCCTTTTCCCCGGCGGTGGCATCCAGCTTTCAAATAGCACAGACACAGATAAAGTTACAAAGGCGCTGCAGGATGCCTACGGCGACAGAGTGTCTAATATCATTCAGAGTAGTGTTACTTCTGACCAAGCTGCAGAACAGCAGAAAAGTATAAGACAGGACTACAGAAATAAAGCAGTAGACTTTGCTGATCGTGGCTCTGGTTACTACGCTGGCAGTGAAAACGAGATGGGTGTCTCTGAGGAAGACATTCAGAAGTACATCGACAGTAGTGCTAACAAACAAGGCCCCGGTTATACATCGGTCGATGAGTTCGTTCAAGACTCCCTAAATAAAGCAGACAGACTAGCTAGCCCTTACTTTGGTGATGCTTGGGATACGATGACTGACAAGCAAAAGCTTGCAGCCCACGAACTGTACTACCAAGGTAATGGTGACACAGGTAGAACCAATGGTCTATCTGCCAAAGATGTTGACTGGGTTCTTAACAAGGCTAATGCTTTTAAGGGTATTGTTACTAGCCCTAATGCTCAAGCAATCAGCACAGGTTTTGATAAAGTAATTGGTCAAAAAGCTCAACCTGTAGCGCCAACAACAACGACTACTAAAGTAAATAGGCTACCTCCGAAGGAACAGAAACCCGCTGGGATGACTCAGGCTGGTGTTCCTATAACGGAAGTACCTGTTACGCCCACGACCTACGGGACTCAACAGACTGGTGGAACAACAACGTACCAGAACGGTATTGCTACTACAACTACTACCCCATCTGTTGGTTATACCGCATCAGGTACCTATCCTCAGTCAGCTACAACTGGTACTTTTAATTTACCACTACAATCGTCTGGTCTGTCTGCTGTTCCTACTAGTGTAACTGTTGCGTCACAACCCGGTGGGTACACACAAGAACAGCTTACCAGAACTACCCCGGGTATGGGTGGTATGGCTGTTGGTGTTCGAACAGTTAAGTATACGAATGCGTTTGGTCAAAGCATCCCTGTTACTGAAAGCAACGGTACCCCTATCACGTATGTACCTCCGGGTTACACAAGAGGTGATGGGTCAACTGCTCAGCAGGGTATGCAGGTAGCTACTCCAGCAGGTACTATGACTGCTGGGTCATCGACTGGAACTAGAGGCCCCGGTGTTTTGGGTGGCGGTAGAGGTACAGGTTCTACCCCATACTCTGGTCCTATGTCTGGTGGCCCAATGTCAGAGAACCCTAACGCACCTAGACCTTCTTTGAGCCAGTTGTCTTCAAACCAAGAGCTTGTCATTGGTCCAGATGGGTGGTACGTACGTGATGCGCAAGATAACAATATTGCTACTCATATTCCTGGTACCCTTTTTGGTTATGCTGAGGGTGGTCAGTCTGAAGACAAGATGCTGGAAGCTAAGTACCGTATTGCTAGCATGAACGGCTATCAAGGCCCGAAGACTAACGCTGCCCTTAATGCTTTCGCTAATTCTTCGCCTGCTATGACTGCCAAGTTCAATGCCATCGGCGCAGCCTTGGCTAAAGGCGGCTACATGAGGAAGGGTTATGATAAGGGTGGTCTTTCGACTACTCTTGAAGACTTCCAAGGTATGCAGCAGAACCTAGTCACGCAGACTATGCAGCCGATGCAGGCACCTGTGGCTATGATCCAGCCGACTGAGCAAGACTTTATTCCTGCCACTGCTGGGCAAGTAGCACCTATTGCTCCTTTCGCTGAGGCAGCTACAGCACCTACTACTGCACAGGCAGGTATGCCCGTACTGACCCCTGCTTCTGTCATGCAGGCGGCTACTACAGCCCCTCAGGTACAGGCAGCTACTGACCAAATGCAGGCAGCACAGGGCCAAATACAGCCACAAGCACAGGTGCAGGCAGCACAGCAGGCAGATACTTCTGTTGCTGGGATGCAGGCAGCTCAGGGTACAGCCATTATGATGGACAACCCTGTGCAGCGGCAGATCCAGCAGGGTGAGCTTGTCTCTGGGGCAGCTAACGCACAGACTGCAGCTGCATTCACTGAGCAAGTACAGGCAGCTACTGCTACCCCAAGTAAACAGGCAACTGTTGCTGGTCAGCTTGAGGGCTTGATGCAGCAATTCGAGGGTGGCAATACTCCCCCGTGGGCAGCAGCATCCATGCGGAATGCTACAGCTATCCTTGCTGCACGTGGTCTCGGTGCGTCTAGCATGGCAGGTCAGGCAGTTATTCAGGCAGCTATGGAAGCAGCACTTCCTATCGCACAGATGGATGCTCAGGTACAGGCACAGTTCGAATCCCAGAACTTGACCAACAGACAGCAGCGTGCAATGATGGCAGCACAGCAGCGTGCTGAGTTCCTTGGTATGGAGTTCACGCAAGAGTTCCAAGCAAGAGTGCAGAACTCTGCTCGTATTGGTGACATTGCCAATATGAACTTTACTGCTGAGCAACAGATTGCCTTGGAGAATAGCCGGGCAGCTAACACCGTCAACCTGAACAACCTGAATAACAGGCAGGCGATGGTGATGGCTGAGGCTGCTGCACTGTCGCAGCTTGACATGCAGAACCTGAGCAACAGACAGCAGGCAGCAGTTCAGAACGCACAGAACTTCCTGCAGATGGACCTCACTAACCTGTCGAATGAACAGCAGGCTACGATGTTCAAGGCACAGTCTGTCATTCAGTCACTGTTCACTGACCAAGCTGCAGAGAATGCTGCCAAGCAGTTCAATGCTTCGAGTGAGAACCAGACGAACCAGTTCTTTGCTAGCCTTGCTTCGAACACTTCGCAGTTCAATGCTGTGCAGCAGAACGCAATGGATCAGTTCAACGTAGACGCAGTGAATACTCTGCGACAGTTCAACAGCGAGATCCAGCAGCAGCGTGATATGTTTAACGCACAGAATGGCTTGGTGATTGCACAGGCAAACGCACAGTGGCGTCAGAACATTGCTACTCTGAATACTGCAACTCAGAACCAAAGCAATATGGACTTTGCTAAGACGATCAATGCTCTTACTTCTACTAACCTAGATCAGATTTGGCAGAGAGAAAGAGATATTCTGTCGATGGCCTACCAGTCTGCTGAGAGTAATGCTGACAGAGCCTTGTCTATTACATTGCAAAAAATGGCAGCAGATGCTACAATCGAAGCTGCTAAATTCCAAGCAGATGTGCAGGCAGACATTGCCAAGGGACAGGGCTGGGCGGATGTATTCAGCACAGTCATAGGTCTTATCTAATAAAGGATTAAACAATGGCTGATTTAGCTAGCAGTAAACTAAAGAGTATTGCAGATGAGATCCTAGGGGAAGACCCTACGAAGAAGGCTGCGAGTAGTACGGCACGAGCCATTGGTCTCGGTGAGAGGGCAGCTGGTCGCACGCAGGCCAGCATGGAGTCTTCTATCAGAGGTATCGAAAGAGTTGGCAGGCAGATGCAAGCCGACAGTGCCTCTGACTCTCGTGAGAGAGAGCGTAAGGTGACTGATGATATGGCTACATGGATTGCTGCCATTCAGTCTGCTGGTGTACCTGAGAGTGTTGGCTCACCGCTTGACGCAGAGACAGCTAAAGAGGGTGCTGAGGGGTATCTGACAAATCTTGATGAAGGACGTACAGGTTCTGGTATGATGCGCCCTAAGTCTCGTGCTGGTGAAGCACCGTTCCCAGAGTACAAACTTAATGTACCTGAGGATGTAGCAAATGACACTGAGTTCATGACAAAGGTCGATAGGCTTGCTGGCATACATGGTGTAGACAAAGACGAGATCCTAAAGGTTATTCAGTTCGAGACAGCTGGTTCGTGGGATCCTGCTCAGAAGTCTGGTACGTCTAGTGCTACTGGCTTAATCCAGTTTATGCCTGACACTGCTAAAGAGCTAGGGACTACTACGGCTAACTTGGCAAAGATGTCTCGTAGTGACCAGATGGATTACGTAGAGAAGTATCTTGCTAAGTTTGAAGGTAAGATTAAAAACTTCGATGATCTCTACATGGCTATTCACTGGCCTGCCGCTGTTGGTAAGGGTGATAGTTACACACTGTATAAACGTGGCAGTAAAGCCTACAAAGCCAACAGTGGGCTAGACATCAACAGAGATGGCAGCGTTACTCGTGGTGAAGCAGTCTATAGAGCAAGATCATAAGGTACTGAAAGATGGTAAAAGCATTAGAAGCAGCAATCCCTGGGCAGTCTCTGACTGATGAACCACGTAACTATGCGTGGGAAAGACCCCCAGAAATAGCCGACCCTAACGAGGCTGTGGTGTATCACTTGGAGCGCATCACCACTGAGGAGGTCTTGGATAATGTTCTCTTCGCCATTGAGTATGGTGTTCCTACTAATGTTCTGGCAGAGATGATGTGCAGTGGGGCTGTAGCTAATGGTATCCACAGCATTGATGTCAGCCTGATTATCAAGCCTGTCGTGCAAGAGTACCTGAATGCCACAGCTAAGCAGGCAGGCATTGAGTACCGTGAGGAGTTCGGCAAGGAAGAAGAAAACGCAGAGCTTGCTAAACAGAAAGCTATTTCTCTTGTTAAGAAATCCATTAAGGCTAACAAGGACAAGGATGCTGGTGCTGACTTCTTGGAAGAAATGACACAGGAAGATTCCATGGACGACATGGAGCAAGAGATGCCAGAAGCACCAGAAGAAGATATGCAAATGGAAATGGACCTGGGTGAGACTGAGAAACCCCGTGGTCTAATGGCGAGAGGTTAAGACTATGGGCAGTTACTTTGCAGCTGGTTTCATCAAGGGTATGGGTGAGAACCTCAAGGAGCGCCAAGAGTATATCCGTGATATGACGCAGAGAAAGACTGACTTCCTTATGCAGGAGGGTCTTAAGCGTCGTGGTCAAGTGATGGATGCACGGGTAGAATTTCAGAAGGCTACTGACTTCCTGACTTCTAGAGGTATGGATGAAGATAAGCTGATTGCTCTTCTTGAAGAGAACCCTGACGAGATTGTTCGCCTTGCAAACAGAGGCCTTACTCTAGAGCAGAAGGAAGGTGTATCTCTGTCGGCTGAGATACTGAACAAAGCCGTAGAGATTTCCAGTGATTACCAACCTCAGGCTGGCTCCGTGTCTGAGGCTCTTGACCTAATCATGCCAGTGTTCACTAAGTCTGACTACAAGACACCTGAGGCCAAAGAGAAGGGCATCTTCGCTAAGCTGTTCGGTAGTCCTACCGAGGCTATTGACAGGAACGTATACGGTCAGAAGATCATGGGTGAGTACACAGGTGCTGACATTGCAGCAAGCATGGGTGGTCCACTACGTAAGCGTGGCCGTATGTCTGGTGATGTATCCGTAAGCTATGCTGGCCTTGGTTCTCCTCTGTCTAAATCTGAAATTAAAGTGATACAGGCTAGTGTTGTTGACGAGTATGACGCACAGTATGATTCGTTTAGTTCGACTGTACGCAGGTCTGTAAATGAACTGCAAGCCGATGATGTGTCTGAAGATACCGTCGATGGTATTATGGACAAACTAGGTATTACTGTAGGTGAAGACCTAACCTTCGAGGATAAGAGGAAGGCTGTACTCACAGAAACCCTTAAGGTTCAAAAGGAAGTGGAACGTATCGGTGAAGAGTCTGGCAATGCCCGTGTAAGGGAAATGATTAAAAGCCCGTACTTTGGCGTAGAGAAAGCAATTCCGTACTTCAAAGAGGCACCTAGTGCCTTCACTACTTCTTTCCTTGGGGCAGATGCTCTACAGAAGATCAAAGACTACGGCAAAGAAGTGGAACCTTTAGAAGCACCGACTGTGGAAACTGACGATCAAGAGGATGAACCTGATATCATTAACCCAATGGGAGTTGATACTGAAGGACTTGAAGTCATTGATACGGACGAAGCTGCTATTGAATACTTTGATAAAAACCCTGATGTACAGTATGCTATTGTTAATAATATTGTGATGGAGAACCCAGACTTTACTGAAAAGCGTCGTAAGGAATCTGCTGAAGCAGTCGGCATTCCAACTGAAACTGGTACAGCTGAGACTGGTTTTGAAAAATACAAAGAAGCTACTGGGCGAGACCTGCAAATTCAGACAAGAATTAGTAGAGTTTTGCAAGGAATGTTTGATGGTAAATACGGCGAATGGCGTACAGGTCTTAGAGATACAGACGTAGTAGAGTTCTTCATGGGTGAAAGCCCTGACCTTAAGGATAAAGAAGCTGTCGCTAATGCTTATGCTAAGCTAAGAAGTACAGAAGCAAGCTCTAAAGTCTTGGAGATGATTAAAGATAATCCAGAGTTGCTTACAGAACTAGAGGACGATCCAATAGGTTTCGTAAAGAAGTACATGGAAGGTTAAGGAGACTACCTGATGGATAGAAATGAAAAACTCCTTTCCTTGCAGAACCAACGGAAGAAAGCACTTGGTATCGAAGAGGATAAGCAGACTGCATCTTCTGGCAGCATCTCCCTACAAGACCTGACTGAGGGTGAGAACTTCCGAATTATCGAAGACTACATGACTGACAGGTTCGGCATGTCTTCGGACAAGTACGACAAGCAGGAGATCGTGGACTCGTACATTAACAACATGCGTCAGTTCTCCTTCGGTCAGTCTGTTACTACACTGCAGGAACTGGCCCACCTAAACCGTGGGGATGGCAGTGAGCTAGATGCACGCAGACTTAAGGCTGGTAAGGCATACTCCCTGTTTGACTCCATGCAGGGTGTATTCGGTGATGAACGTTCTAGCTTTGGGGATAAGGCTGATGCTGTGTATGACTATGCTCGTGCTCTCATTGTTGATCCTATCAACGTTGTGTCTCTGGGTGTTGGTAAACTCGCAGCAACTAGCGCAACAAAAGCTGCTGGTAAAGTCGCACAGGAAGCAGCAAAGCAAGCCGCTAAACTGGCAGTAAAAGAGGCAGCAGAGAAGGGGGTTACCTCTAGGGTTGCTATTGAAACTACTAAGAGAGAGGCTTCTCGTAGAGCGTACACTAAAGCACTAGAGAGTGCTGCCTATAAGTCTGCCCTTAAAAAGTCTGCTGTAGCAGAAGTAGCTTTTTCAGGTGGCTTTGATACTGGCGCAGCTGTAGGTATTGAAGCAGTTAGGCAGAAAGCTCAGATGAAAGCCGAGACTATGGGCGACTACGATGT